GACAGCACCGAAATTCATCGGCTCGGGGAAGTGATACAGCTTCGACTGCCAGCGCCAGTTAAGGCGCTCCGTGGCAACCGAAACACGGTCCCACTCCATCGCTCGATCATTTGCCAACAGGAGTACATTACCTGAATAGCGGTCAGTCTCGATACCCTCAACATCGTCGAAGCTGTCAAGCTCAACGAGCTTCGTAGACGGCTCAGTCGGATTGAAGATGAACCCGAAGTTCGGGCTATTGAATGCGATGTATTGCAGACCCAACTGGGCAGCATAGATCGACTCGGGGTTGTAGGTGGCCCATTCTTCCTTCGTTAAGATGTCCTGTGTAATAACTTTAGCACCACTTGAATTGGCAAGAATAAGGCCATTGATCGACGGGTAGTAAGCACCCGCTGTCGTGGCGACCATGCCACGGCGGGACAGGCAAGGCTCAACCGCATCAAGTTTCTGCATCGTGAATGCAAGTGGGCTGTTACCTTGACCGAAGTAGGGCTGTGACTTGGTTCCGATCACAAGTGTGGAACCCCATACGACGAGGCCGACGATTGGGAACTCAGTACTAAGTTCGTATTCGGCGGGCCACGCATGGGGCCGGTACGCTTCAGAGAACACGAGCCTGCGTCCTTTCCATCCAACAAGGTAGCCGTTAGGCATGACGACGAAACCTTCCAAATCAATCGGAGGCTCTGCCCATAATGTCGACTCAAGTAAACTGTTTGTAGCTACATCGGTGGTTGCTTCGTTGTCAGCGTAGATTGCGGTACCGAGTGAGATCGAATCAACAAAATAGAAGTTTGAGCTTGTACCACCTGTTACAGTCCTGTAGATATTTACCGTGGTGATATTCCGATTCGCTGCATCGGGGACAGTTGTATCTATGCCTGACAAATCCCACTGTCCAGCATCACCAGTCGCGACAGTCGGAGGCGACGGCTGGCCCTCCTCTCCATACGCACTTACGAAAGTATAGACGTAGGCACGAGTCTCGGAGGAACCTGCGGGCGGCGCAACTGCTGGAGCGTTCTGAGGAATCGGTATACCGAGAAAGTACTCAGGGTCGCCGTTCTCAATACGCGCATAGGTGTTCATCTTCGGACGGCTATCGCCAGCCCAGAAGTAGCGGTCGTGGGTGTCGTTTACTATAGGACTACGTACCACATCCACATCACGGCTATCAAATGTGAGCCATGTGTCAGCAAGCACCCCGGCGTTATCAACGACACGCATTGCTCGGCGAACTGGACTCACGCCCCCGCCAACAAAGTCTGCCTCCTCACGCAGCGCACGGAACCCCCGTGCTTCTCCATTCAGAAGTTTGGTATTACGCGCAACAGTAGCCGCCATCGGTGGCAGTAACCGTGGTGAGGCACGTGGGACGAGTCCTTGAAACGCTTCTAACTTGAGGCCGGGCATTAGTTCTGTCCTTCATAAGAAGCGGTCAGGGTGAACGAACCGGACGCGATATTCGATGGGATAAGTTTTTCCCGTATATGGTAGTCCCCTGTGACGATACCTATTTTTAAGCCCTCGAACTGTGTGCCGTATATAAAGAGCCACCAGTTCCTATCCACATCGCAGCTAAGCCACGAACCTGAACCGCCTGCTGGGTTCCAAGAACCATCACCAATGCTGCCTAGGTCGACGTTATCCACCATGCACTCGAAGTCATTGGGGTCGATGATTGGCTTAGAGTCTTCATGGACCCACGCATTCGTAATGGGGGTGTAGACCGCCTTAAGTCGAGTATAGAATGTACGATCCTCATCAAACTTGAACCCGGCATAAGCAGCATCATTCCAACCACCCATAGAGTTGATGTTGATAGACGAGGGCACGGCAAGCCCTCGGTCCACGCCCTCTAAGATACTAGAGAAGGGGAACATGGCTTAGGCCCAATTATCGTTGTATGCGCCGTACCAAGTCGTTCCACCATCATCAGTCCAGATGTCGATGAAGTCGATGGCTCCATTTGCCAAACTGAGAACTGGAGCAGCACCATTCTTAGGCCACTTCATACCGACAGGCCACGTGATTGTGAACGGTCCATTACCCTGAATAACCTTGAGGCGGAACACACCAACTTCTGCGTCAGGCGGGTTCTGGAGGTTGAGTACTGCGATGTTGGCGGTGAGCGTAAGAATGATGTACGAGCCGAGTTCGTAATCAATCGCTGTAGTCGAAATACCGCTGACAGATTGCTTCTTGATAGCGAAATCGTTGAATAATGGACGAATCAATTCGTTGTCCTGCAAGTTGATGTTCGCCGCCATCTCCAGCAACGTATCCCAAGTCACCGCTGTGGTGTTCGGGAACGCGAAGACGGCATTAGTGTCATCATGCGTCAGGATAATATGATTCGCGGGTGTTGGGCCTTCCACACGGAAGTACGCACCACCGGGTACTTGTAGACCAACCGTGGCGCTGTCAAACAGAATGACACCAGCAGTGTCGAGTTCGGCCATGATGTCATCGCCGGTCAACAGGAAGGTAGCACCACCCGCAGTGGCTCGACCACCACCAGCAGGCACGACAATCTCATTGCCGGTCAGGTCAACTGCACCGCGCAGCGGAACACCTGCGATCTGACCAGCGGTGATACGAGTGTTCGCACCGTTGATGTATGCATCGATTAGGTTGTTCTGGTTAAAGTCAGCATCACCTGTCATGGCGAAGCCGTTGGTCTGCGCAAATGTCTCAAGCACCAGCTTGGTTACACGTAGCTCAACACGTGTTACGTTTAACGTGAACGCCTTAGCCGTCGTGCCTTCCTGCGCACGTACGACCGTAAGGATGTCAGTGGCACGAGAGGTACACTGGACAACTTCAAGGTTGCCCGCATTATCCTCTAACGTACATTGGAAAAACTCACCAGCGCCGGGGTTTGGGAACAAAGCACCGAACCCTGCTGCTACTTGGACGGAAGTATCACCAGTCCCGATGGAAGCAGCCAACAGGCTAGATGCGTTATTTGTGAATACAATGTTAGCCATGCTTTATCGCCCTGCCTTTGGTATACGCCACCCGACTGGGAATCTCCAGTTCGGGGCACCATTATAGCCCTGTTTCCGCTGTGCGGCATAGTACCCAATAGCACTAACAAACGCGACGCGATGTCCACCAGCGGCGGCTGGGGCAGAGTAGGGCTTGTTTGGGTGGTTATACATACGGGCGAGGAAGCCATTAACGATGGCCTCGTAGTACTTCAAAGTGATCTGCCGAGGCAGTAACTCAGTATCAAACGCGGGTATCAAAGCGACGGTCACTCGTGCCACGTCGGTCGGTACGTTCTCTGCATACGGATACAAAACGAACTCGTCCGGGTTGGATGTAGCGAACCAGCACTGCGACCCCGAGCCAGTTGCCACCCTGTCCGGTTTCTCGGGCAGTGGGACCAGCGGGGTATAACCGTCCGTGTCGTTACCGACAGAAACTTTCAAGACGCCGATGACCTCAGTATTAGCGTCCGCATCATCGATCTGTATTGGAGTCTCACCGGCAGGGAGCGCGATGTCCTCAACAATGGCTGTCCATGCATAGGACTTCTCGAAGAACTCCCGCAACGTCAACCGAAGCTCGCGCTTCGCGACGGCGCGTAGGGCACCGGGTAATTCGGGGATCGTGTCTTTGAGTATTGTGTCGAAGACCTCAGTGTATTCAGTAGCCACGTTAGATACCTATCGCATTGTTGTGGAACGCCTGCATGAACAAAGCTGCTCTGCCGTCCTCAGTATACTCATCGTCGGTGATCTCAGCCACTCCGACAATATACGATAGCATCGTGGGGTAAAACTGCATCTCCAGCCCGAAGGGATCGGACCAGATGACTTGCCCCGCTCCGGGGGCGGACTCAACGATCTCTGGTATGTTCAGGTCGTTGGCTGTGAAAAGGGTGTAGGCAATGTCTGGGCGAATGCGACCGAGGTCTTGGAGGCCACGGTTAAGGATGTTCAGGATAGTCGAATCGGCATATCGCGGGTCAACTGCATCAGTGTCCTGCAACATTTCACGGCATTCAGATACAAGGTTCTGGTACGACTTTGCCACCGATCTACTCCTTGAGAAAACCCCAGCCGCACCGTTGGGATGCGACCGGGGTCTGGATTGTCAAGCAGCGACGTTTAGTCGTTACCCGCGTTGATGTACGCTTCTCCAAGCGCAACACCGTTGACGACCTTGTAACCGAAGACCTGAAGTCCACGGAGCAAGTTCGAGAACGAACGCTCTGACCGAATCGTCTCCAACTTCGTAAACTGCGAAGCGAAGCTAACAGCGGCCTTCGTGCCGAACAGAACCGGATACTCAGTCTGAGCAGCCGGAACAGTCAGTACGTTGGAGATGTAAAGCGTAAAGCGATCAACCATACCCAAGCGACCATTACGCAAGATCGACGTACCATCGCCAGCGAGAGAGGCGTCCTTCAAATCGGACTTCTTAATCATACCGGCGAACCACGCTGGGATAATCATAAAGCGACCCGTTTCAGGAAGGTTCTGCTCGTCAAGGACGGTGCCACAGTTGACGATGAAGTCAGTGGCGGACATGGCAGTCGTGATCAATGCGCCATCCTGTACGGATGCTGCGGTACCGTTCTTCGAGACGAAGTGGGTTGCAGCAGTCGTACCGAGGCGAATCGAGCTAGACAGTGCGCCAGCCGTGAGTCCCTTGTTAGCAGCAGGGATGTCTGCGTTACCAGTCAAACCTGAACCGTCACCGAAGGAACCAGCATCACCATTCAGTACTTGACTGTCGATGTTGATCTTCATCTGCTCCGCAGCGTCTTCTGCCCAAATCGACAACTGGTCGATGTCAGACTGAAGCTCCATGACATCATCGAGCGCAAGGTTGAAGTAACGACCTTGGTCAATGTTCATGGTCTGCTTGCCTACAGACGGACGGTCAACCGTCAGGTCGATGTCTGCACTGTAGTCGCGGATCGTGATGTCCGGGCGAGAGCGAATCTCAACCTTGTCGCCAAAGTTTTTGATCTCGCCTTCGTAATCGGTATTTGCGATGGCCCCCAATACGGTCGCCTTGTAGAATTTCTCTACAAGTTTGCCCGACCAAACTGCGGGAATGAATACGCCAGCATACGCTGGTGTGGGAGTTACGGCACCTGTGCCGAATGGTGTACCTACTGGAAATGCCATGAGATTGTTGCTCCTGAAAAATTAACGGTTAATTACCGAATTCTTCCCTCATGTTGAGCTTTGAACAAATCCCGTTCTTCCCTAGCCATTTCTTCTGGCAGTTCCTTGCCGGGATACTTCTTAACGAAGTCGTTCTTCCAAACGTAAAATTCATCGATCAACTTTTGGTTCCAAATTCGACCTTTTCCGCTTTCCTCTTGAGCGCCAGTTGACCCGGTTTTAGGCGTTCCGGGGGCCACCAATTCATCCAATGTCTGTTGTGGTTCCTCTGCGGGAGTTTCCTCGGAAGGAGTCTCCTCAGTCGGAGCATCAGCACTGGGGTCAGTTGTTTCAACCACGTGTTCTTTCTGAAAGCTCTTGAAGAATTTTACGACTCTATCTGCGTCGTTGCGATCAAATGCTGCACGGAGAATGTTCCCTCGAACCACGCCGGTTAACTCATCCTCGCCTGCTAACCACTTCAAAAACGGTTCGCTCTTGTTGATGACGTTCCAGTCGGTAACTTGACTGTCCAGCCGGTCGTACAACTTGTCACGAGCCGATTGTGCCACAGATGTTTCATTCTCTGCAACCTTTCCTTCCACCTGTTTGACACTTGCTTTTACAGGTTTCAGCTTGTCGTCCAGCGTAACGCCGAGTTCCTGCTTGGCAACTCGCCCAATCAAGTCGATAAGGTCAGGCCCAAACTGCTCGATTTCCTCCTCGGAAACGAGGGGCTTCGGCG